AGCGATTAGGGTCCTCCCACAACCCCCTACTATATCATTCGGACTTTTTCACGTTTTTGACACTGTCAAAAATTCGCCGCTACTTTGGACGTATTCTGCTTCTAGATCTTTTTTTAGTTCAGATCTTTTTTAGATATTTTTTTAATAGTACAGATCTTGCGCGTACTTATAAATCAGTTGGCAAAGTCCATCGGAATTTTTGTTCCAAGGTTGCGGTACAGTATTACCCGCAACCTTGGATCTTGGAACTATTTTTTTTTTCCTTTCTTTCCATGCCTCAACCTTCTCCTGCTAAAGACTGGTGCTTTACTATTAATAATCCCTCTGATGGGCACTGGGATAAGGTTTTTTCCTGGGACTACAAGTACTTGGTCTTCCAGTTGGAGATTGGCGAGTCTGGGACTCCTCATATGCAAGGGTTTGTGCAATTCCATGATAAGATACGCCTTACTGGTCTGAAGAAGCTCTGCAAACACGCTCACTGGGAGAAGCGGAAGGGTACCGTGGAGGAGGCTGTTCATTACTGTAAGAAGCCTTGGCCGGACTGTGATTGTAAGCACTGCAAGGACCTCCAGCGCTTTGATGACTTCCATGAGGATGGGGAGCCCTCACACTCTGGAGAGCGGACGGAGCTTGCCCAGGTCGCCGACAGTATTAAGGCCAAAGGAATTACGCATGCTGTGGATAGATTTCCTGCTCTCTACATCAAATATCACGCAGGCATGAAGGCCCTGGCTACTCACTACACTACTGGGCGGACGGAACCTCCTGTGGTCACTGTTCTTTATGGGAAGAGCGGCACTGGCAAGACTCGCTACGCTATGGAGTGCTTTCCTTCACCGTACCTCCTTGGCGCTGCAGGCGGCGCTTCTTCGGGGGATTTCGTGGGGGACTATCGTCCCGCGGAGCATCAGACTTTCGTGCTCGAGGAGTTCTACGGCGATTGGAAGTTCCGGAATCTTCTCCGGGTTCTTGATCGATATCCCAACGAGGTCCAAACCAAAGGCGGTTACCAGCAATTCCTGGCAAGTCATGTGGTGCTTACCAGCAACGTGGCGCCCGACGAGTGGTATCCAAAGCTGGCTGTGGCTGGGAGGACCGAGCCTCTGCATCGTCGCATCCATAATCTGATCTTCTTCACTGAACATGGCTACCAGGTCAAAAAAGGTATATCGACGAAAAATTAATTCTTGAAAGGGAACCTTCCATTTCCTCCTCCAGCATGGATGACTCAGATGAACGTGAATCAACAGCTGATGAATCCTCCGAACAACCCAAATCCACTACCTCCTGACTTTGTTGCATTGCGTAGAAACTGGCTCGATCGCGAACAAGACTAAAAGGGTCCATCGCTTACTTTTCTTCGTATTCTCATTTCGGAACAAATCCTAAAGATGCCTTACACTAAGTCTGGAATTTTTTACACGGCAAAACCAACTGTTTCTGGAAGTGTTGCATCTCGTATGCGAGGGCAGTATGGTGGTGGCTACAAAGGAGGGCCCAAGTACCAACCCGGCTACTACCGCACCTATGGGAGCAAGACTACGGTTCCTCGTACTCGTGGTGTCTTTTCCCAAGCTGGAGAGAACAAGTACTTCGACACGGAGCTCGCCAAGACGGCTATTCCTGCCTCTGCCGACTGGGCCGGAACTGAGCTGGATCCTGACACTGTCCCTGTTGCCTCCATCAACACTCTCTTCGCTCCTGTCAAGGGCAATGGCATCAACAACCGTATCGGGCGTACGGTGAAGGTCAAGAAAATCCGCTTCCGTGGCTACCTCGTGGCGGACAAGCAGGCCAACCAGTCTGCGTCGGACAATGCTGGCGCTGTGCGTATCATGCTCGTGCAAGACACCCAGACCAATGCCACCCAGATGAGTGGGGAGGACTGCATGCAGGACCCTACCACCAACTCTGCGGAGATCTCTATCAACTCCTTCCAGAGCCTCGCCAACCTCGGCCGCTTCAAAATCCTCCGGGACAAGAAGTTCAACTACCAGCCCCCTCAGGCTTCGTTCGACGGCACCAACATCGAGCAGTACGGCCAGGGTAGGCTGTTCAAGTGGAACATCAAGTTCAATAAGCCCGTCCTGGTTCACTTCAATGAGACCAACGGAGGCACTATCGCTGACATCGTGGACAACTCCTTCCACATCCTTGCTACGTGCACCTCCACTGATGCCGCCTATGAGCTTGCCTACCAGACGCGTATCGTCTACTGCGAGTAACTCAGAAAAGAGTAAATCGACCAAAAATTAATTCTAGGTAAGGCCGCCGGAGGCGGCCGGTTAGAGTAATGGGGTTTAGTACCCTCAACTTCTAGTTCTGTAGTACCCTCAACTGCTCACTCTATCACCCGTTTAATCTAGCCTTAGGGACTTGTGTTAATATCGAAATAGCGAAGCGGAGCCCGGCGGATGCCGGGTGGAGCGAGCGATTAGGGTCCTCCCACAACCCCCTACTATATCATTCGGACTTTTTCACGTTTTTGACACTGTCAAAAATTCGC